AAGCCGGGAGTTCCAACACTGATCACACCGCGAACCTCAGCATTTCTAGCAAGCTCACGGAAGAGTTGACGGCCCATGACAAGAGTATCTGGGTTGATACCATGAGCGGCCTCAAATACGGTGTCCTTAAGCTCATGAAGGTACTCTAGGGGAGTTGCTCCGGCGGCATTGAACTTGCCGCCAAACTCCGCTGTAGAATTGTTGTTGTTAAAGTTGCTAGTGCCGAAGAGGAGATCTGAAGCTCTCTTCTCACGACCGAGCTTGATAACTCTCGCTACCTTCTTAGCGATACGCTCTTCTTCTGAACCGGGATACTGAGAATCAAAAATATCCTCCATCGCGATAGAATCGGAAGCACCATAGATCTTAGCCATGAAAGTTTGTGAGCTACGGTCGAAGCCACCGATAGAAGCGCGTGATGCACCTGGTGCTCTTTCGAGATCAAGCCCTGCACCGGCTCCCATAAAGTTACGAGTCTCTTCAAGAAGAAGAGTTCCTGAGCGCTCAGGGACCTTGATAGTCTCAAAGATCTTGTCAGCGATAAGCTGATCATCACTTGGAACAGCCTCTTGAACTAGGCTTGTTAAGATCTGATCTACTGGATGAAGATTACTGTATGAACTAGCCATGATTCACTCCTTATTAAAGTGAGGTTACGCTTGAAGGTCCAACGAAGATGACTGAGATCTGATCTCCGGCAATCGCTGAATCTTGATTAACATTTGGAAGCATTCGAGCGACAGCGTACTTAGTTGCCGCACCGTCAAACGCAACGAGTTTACCGTCGGTGGTTGCCATGAGAAGATTCATGGTAGCCGGTGCAATGTTGCCTCCAGCAATAGCACGAGTCTTGCCGAAAACAACAACCTCAACAACATCGCCTAAACTACAAGCGCGTTGTGCAACACCAACACAATTGTTTTCGGTAGCCGCATCAGTGATTGTAGCTTTGCCGTCAACATTAACAGAAACAAGAGCGAACTCAGTAATGGCCTCAGCCGCTACGAGTGAAATGATATTATCGGTGGTTGCCATGATTAGCCTCCAAAGACAGAGTTGTAGTAATCGCGGTTAGACTCGCGGAATAAGTGAAGGGCCTCTGAATAAGATACGCTCTTCTCAGCGGCAAGTTTACGGACCTCTTGATCGAGTGTAGCCTTGTTGATCTCTTGGCCACTTGCGCCATGTCCGACTTCAACAAGAGGGATAGCGCTATTGGATGGACGCTCGCTGAACATTTGCCAAAACTCGCCTTGAAGCTCTTTAAGCTCCCAAGCCTTGCCGGCTACTTCAACCTCTGAAGGTTGAATCTTGCCTTCATTTAAAAGAGTGTTGACAGCTTCTCTCTTCTCAACTTGGCGTTTCTCGGCTTCAATAGCCTCAAGACGCTGAGAGAGTTTAGCGTTATTCTCACGAAGTGCTTGAACCTCAGAGAGAAGAGTTGACTGATTGAGAGACTCGCTGAGCTTCATCTCTTTGTCATCTTCCTTCTTTGGCTCCTCTGCCATTTCCTCCTTTTCGGGATTCTCTGACAGCTCTTCTTCTTCGACTTCGATCTCAAGCATTGAGCTCTCTGATTCTTCCATCATGTCTTTAATCTTCTGCTCAAGCTCCTTGACCATCTCGTCCTTAGCGACAAGTAGTTGGCGGAGCTCCTCAACAGATAGCTCTTCGATGTTATCCATCTCTGATAGCCTTTCGTTTAGGGTTACTCGGCCGATTTTGTCATTGGATTGAGCAGGCCGAGGAGTGAGGGTGATTGCTAAAAGTTGAGCGTCTCCAATCTTGGAGCCTCCATCCCTTGAGTAGACTTCACCGTTAAGGAACTCTGGAGAACTCCAAAGAACGCCACCGGCAGAACGGACAACCTCAAGGCCGCGCTCATTATAAGCCGGTGTCGCGTAAAGTCCGTCCTCTCTTAACTCAAGATCTACGATTAAACCAAGCGCTGAACCGCTCTCCGGTGGAGCCGGTGGACCGCCTTGGAAGGGTGATGTGGCGTGTTGCCAATCAATGATCACAGGATCAGCGAATTTTCGTTTTTTATAGACTCTGATCATCTCCTCAAGGAGAGCATAATCAATAGATTGACCGATAGCTTCTCCATTCATACGAGAGGAGACTTGACCAAGGGCCAAGGTCTTGAACGGTTTCCCAATGGTCAGCCCCTCTGGAATGTCATAAGTTGGTGAAGACTCTGACAACATGACCGCTTCACCATAAGCTCTTAGCGCTTGCGCTTTCTCATCTGCTGAGTTCATTTGACTAACGACCTTTCTAGCCCAAGCATAACCGGGATCACCTCCCCAACCTTGCCACGCTTGCCAACCTTTCCCTTGAGTGTTCCACGTGGAACCTTCTTTATCTGATTCATGCCTAGTGAAGTAAGCGAGCATTCGCCTAACGATACCTGGAGAGAGCGTCTTCCCATTGGATAGATCTCTCGCTCTAGCGATTCCTACCGGTGTCATGCCACGCTTAGAAGGAGACATAGAAGCACGAACTTTAAGCGCTCGCTTTGCCGCTTCTTGTGCTCCCTTGGGAGGAGTGAAATCAATATGAGCGTACTTCTTAGGAACCTCATAAGCGTTGACCTTGCGCTTGATCTTAGCCATTGGATCTTCTCCTCTTGATGAGGTTCTCCGCTAAAGCTGCCACACCGGCTCCACCTTTAAGAGATGAAGTTCTCTCAAGCGCTGAGCGTTGAGCGTCTTCCGGAAGGTCACCGGCTCCAAGTCTCTCTCTTATTGCTCGCTCAAGCTCATCATCCGGAGTGAGTAAGCCGGCTTGGACAAGACCGGGAAGCATACCAAGGCTCTCTGCGAGATCATCAGTATCTAGTCCGGTATGGACAAGCCGAGGAAGTTTAGAGGGATCAACTAGGCCATAGTTCCAACGGATCAACCGGCCGATAGTTCCCCCTCCTCTCCTGTCAACTCCGCTCACTTGGCTCGCTACTAGATCACATAGATTGATAGCCGCTCTTCTGAAGACAGAGAGATGAATCTCACCAACTGACCGCGCTCCAGTCTCAGTGTTTCCGAGGTCAGCAAACTGAGTCAAGAAGGCCGCTGAAATCTGAGAGTCACACTTAGTAATAATCTCTAGAGGTCCTTGAGCGTATAGATTAGGCTGACTTGCATAAGTGTCAAAACTAATCGCGCTATTCTCAACAAGATAGCTTTGTTCAGCGCTGATAAAGGCTTGTGCTTGTGCTTCAGCGTCTTCGACCATCGCGTCAATATCACCATCCGTCAAGCCTAAACTCTCAGCTTGAGAGCGATCAACTTTGACTTTAGGAGTTGGTACGGCCCACCGGTCAAGACCAACACACATAAGATTGGATACTCGCTGTTTAGTTCTCCACCACCACCAAACACTCCTCAACATACCAACACCTTCAAAGTTGGAGCCGGTCTTATTGAGAGTGAGAAGAAGGAGTTTGTTAGCTGGGATAGGCTCAGGAACGTAAGTCATACCAACAACGTTCTGAAGTACTCCGTCAAGTTGTTGGTTGTCTCTGCTTAGCCATCTATTATGAGCGCTTGGTTCTCGGTCAGCATATAGGTCTAACCATACTTTGACCTTTCCTTGAGAATCCGGTCCCACTCGGTAGAGCTCCTCCGCGTATCTATATCCAAGCGGTATAAACTCGAAGAGATAAGATAGTTGATCCTCCCAAGACAGACTCATCTGTCCAGAGTATCCATCGAAGCCATAAGCCTCATTAGCATATCGCGCTAACTCTTCCGCTAATGGATCATTTTCTATACCCGGTTCAAAGCGCCAAGAAGCAGAGAGTAAAGTTTGTCTTAGCATATGCCAAGACCGTCTTACTATTGGATCAGTCCTTAACATCTCCTCAGCTTCCTTGACCCAATTAAGGCCGGTTAGCTGTGGATTGTTCTCTTTACCGGTGATAGTTCCACCGCTGAGCTGTGTTCCAGTGATTCCCTTAACTGTGAATCTAGGAGTGAGCGCTCTCATGTGTCTAGGAGAGCGCTCTTGATCTATATGGCTCATTGGTCCCCCATCGCTTGAAGAGTGCTTCTCAGACAATATAAGCACCTAGAAGTGATTTTATCAATAAAACCTTGTTCAGTATAAAATCAAGGTCTATGTTATTCAATGGCCAAGGTTAAGGATACAAGCAATCGAACATATCTTGTAAAACCTCAGACTAAAAGAAAGAGGATTCCTTACTGTGGGAACCTTGGCCGCTTATTTATCTAGCCTAAAAACGAAAAAAGGCGCTGTGAGCGCCTTTCGTCTTGTGTTGATGGTGAGTTGTCTTTTACTTGAAGATATCGTTTAGAATGTTTTCATTGTATTGGCCTGTGTACTCTTCAACAATCATCATCCCATCAAAGTCATCATTATTTGCAAGGTTATAGTATTCGATCCCTGCTTTAGCGGCCTTTAAGACATCATCTACAGAGTAAGCGCTGATTCTGATACTGTCTACAATCTCTCGCTCTGTGTAAGGACGGTTGTATCTGTCCCACATCTCATAGCAGTTGTAGATTGTAAGAGCGACTTCGCCAATGAAATGAACGTTAACCTGGATTTCGTCAATGAAGTATGCTGTCTCTCTCTTTTTTGGAGCTTCATTACACGCCTTATGATTCTCTTCGCGCATTTCTTCATACTGCGCCATGATTTCCCATATTTCTTCGCAATTTGATTGATTCATTTCTTGTCTCCTGTGTCGTTGTGTCGTTAGGTTATGTAAACAACTTACAACCGATTACAAGGTATGTCAAGAAAACTTGATCAAATATTTTTAAATTATTTATCTAGCCACTCCTCAACAGAATGATGAAGGATGACCTGTGATTCATCCTTGGTCTTAATCGGATTCGATCCGGCAAACATTGAGAGCTTATCAATGATAGCCGCTTGGAGCTCTGCCAACTGATCGCGATGAAGTTGAAGCTGAATCTGAGCATCACGAAGACGAGCGATAAGCGCTTCTCTATCTGCATTCGCACTCGATAGCTTATCTTTCAACTCTTCCACTTCGCTGGGATCTCTACCGCTCGCGATAGCGACCATTGACGAGATGGAACCGGTAATCACACCAAGGATCCCAACCAAGACATCCCGGTTCTCATCAACAATTTTTACATAGGTTAAGAAGAGGATGAGAGCTACTACCAGACAGAGGAAGAAGACAGAGAACCACCAACCACGACGGGCCTTCTCAACTTGGCTAAACTCTCTGTGTGTCTTTGGCTTGTCTTTGTCATTCATGGCAGCTCTCCCAAGATTGCTTGGAGTGTGATCAAGATTGGATCGATCCAATAAAACCACTGATCAAGATTACTCATCAAGCGTTTGTGTGGATCGATGATGATTGGACCAAAGACTGAGATAAGCCATAGTGTGATAATCAATGCTAGATTCTTAGCGAACCAATAGACCCACTCCCTGAAGACTTTATCTCTCATTTTGCTCTTGATCTTCTTTGGTCCGGCTATCCGCTTAACCTTCTCTGAGTTTGGAGGAGGTTGAAGAGATTCAATCGTTGAACCAACTGCATAGATGATCTGTGTCTCTCTTACTCCCTTGAATCGGTATTCACCAACACAAGCGAAGCGAGCGTCTTTAGGAGTCCAATGATTGGTCCTCCCCTTAATCGCGCTCATGGCTTCTTTAGTCAGGAGGACTTGACCGGCTTGGCATAGGCTCATGGTCCTAGCCGCTATGTTCTTGGAGATCCCTTCAAGCTCGATAGACTTGGCCCCTCCGGCCGTGAAGATCTCATCTTGTTTAACCTCAACGATTGTCCCCCAATGAATGCCGATTCTACAGCCTAGTTTGATCTTAGCTGGTATAGTCTGCTGATAGTGAAGAGCAAAGTTCACCGCGTCAATAGGTCGATTGAAGGAGAGTAAGAATCCATCACTTCTATCTATTTCTCGGCCTTGGAACTTATAGACAAGAGATCGTGCTAGCCTGTCATGATATTGAAGCCACTGAGCCGCCTTAAGCGCTCCTACCTTCTGAACAAAGCGCGTTGACCCAATGAGGTCAAGAAGCACAATAGCAAGCCTAGTCTCAATAAGTTCCATCTAGAAGCTCCTTGTTTTGGCCCCTCCAACTCTCACTCTTCGGTTAGTGGTAGCACCTCTTGACTTTGGCTTATACCCTTGATCTGTAGCGTCAGCCCAATTAAAGACAATACAGTCGTATCTAAGCGCGTCCAATGGGTCTTCTCTTCCGTCCTTTTTTGGTTGCTCCTTGTTATCCCAGCCATAAGAGAGAAGCGCTTTCCTAAGACTGTTACCAGTCGCTCGCTCTCCTTTATCCCATAGCTCTCTAGTGATGAGATAGCGGCGAGCATTAAAGGCCCTCTTCAAACGCTGAATCCCATTCAGCACATCGACCTTGATTGGATCAGTAGTTGAGCGGAGAGGAAGACCAAGACCAATAGGTGGATCGACTCTCATTACTCGAAAAGCGCTCTTTCCTGTTTGGTCATTCCTTGCCTTGCCGGCCTTGTCTGCGACTCCGGTATCTAGCCATATCCTAGGCCCCGGTGCTTTGTCTCGGTGTGACCTTGGCCAAGCGATTGAAAGAATCAGCGCGGTGAGCTGTTCGGTTGTGACTTCCTTTGGATTGAACTCATGACAAATGATATCCGCTTGGAGCTCCTCATCATGACAAATAATCAAGACGCTCGGTTTTCTGAATCCCCAGTCAATAGCTATCCGTCCAGTCATGTCATCTCTATAAGTCCAACCGTCAATGATATGAGAGTCCGTAAACTCTTGATAGATGAGACCGCTTGGAGGCTTAGGCTTATTCAAGACCATCGCGTCACGTTCTTCTTTGGGAAGTAGCTTTGTAGCCTCGAACCATTCAGCGGCTAGATTCTCCTCGTTGACATATGAGGTATAGAGGAGAGGAAGGTGACCGGCTCCTTCTGCCATTTGAACCCACCAAGCATCAGCGACCGGTAGACCAACAAGAATCATGATTGGAGAAGGTCCGGCTCTTAATCGACCAAGGGCCTTATGAGCTACTTCTTCAGTGAGTGTCTGACACTCATCAATCAAGCACACTCCGCTTGTAACGTTTAGACCCTCAAGTGGGTTGTGTGTTGCGTCGCGTGTTCCCGGACGATAATAGGAGCGACACCACACACTTGATCCGGTGTGTTGGTCGGTCCACTGTCTCAAGGTGTGGTTGTAGGTCCAACCAAGAGGACCAAGCCACTTCTCCATTTCAGGCATTAAGACAGAGTTATAACGTGGGTTAGTATCAGTAACCAAGAGAGAGGACGTTCCCGGTCTTGTCTTGGATAGATACAGGATGGAGAAGACAAGCGCTGAAGTCTTACCGCTTCCCCAGCCACATCTAGCCGCGATGATCTTCTCTTCATCTGTGATCTTAGAAATGATCTCAAGTTGAAGAGAGTTGAGTTTAATGTCAGACATGATATGATCTCAATGCTAAGACTTGTCACCTTAGCGTGTCGTTTCCTGTTGTCAGGTTGAACTTCCGGCCTC